TAAAACTGAAAAAGAAAATAAAGAATTAAAAAAATGGATAGAATCTTTAATTTTCAAAAAAGAATATATATATACCCATCATTGGAAACCAGGTGATATTGTTTTTATGGATCAAACAGTAATGCTCCATAGAAGAAGACCTCAAGACTTTTCTAATAGACTATTATATAGAATGCAATTTGATGTTTCAAAACTATTATGTTTAAAAAAATAAATTATGCGTTTAATGATAGTTTAATAGAAAAAGTTACACAACTTACTAATTATATCGATAAACAATCATGTGAACTATACGGTGATCCATCGAGTGGTTATATTGCTGAAAATGATGATCAACAACAAGTAATTGATTATTACAAAAATAATCGATTCAGTTCATTTGTTCATCATTCTTTTCCATTAAAGTCATTTGTCAACGAACTTCCTTCTTGTTTTTTTGAAAAAGAAACACCAAAAATTAATTGGCAAGTAATATCTGGAGGATTGTCACTTCCTGCTCATGTGGACTTACAGCGTAAATGTGCTTTGAATTTTTATTTCAAATGTGATAATGAAACTACATACTTTTATAATAGAAAAAGACAAGGTGTTTTTCTTAAAGAAAAAGATAACAAATACATAAGTAATGAACTATTCATTCCAGAATGGTTAGAAAAATGTGATGAGTTTATTGCAAATAAATATGATGTGTATCTGTTGAATACTACTGTTCCGCACTCTGTTGAAAGCTCAAAAGAACAAACTAGAATAAGCATTAGCTTTAGCTATTATAACGCATCGTTTGAAGATATATTGAAATGTTTAAAAAATTAAAATTTGAATTTCCTAATCATATAATAAAAAAATGTGAATACGTCACGAAAAATATTGATCGCTGTGTTGTACTAGATCATAATCACCTGTCTGCGTATAAATTTATTGATTATGCGCCGGACAGTGAAGAAGCTTATGTTATTAAGAAATATAACGAAAAATTTAGCATTAGTAAAAATTCAACATATGATCATAAGATCATAGATTTTCCTTGGAAAAAAATAATTGATTTTTTACCAGAGACGATTCTTCAACAAGAAATTCCTGTAGTAAGATGGCAAAAGTTTGGAGCCAATAGTATCATTGCTCCTCACGTAGATTTAGATAGATTTTGTACTATTAATTTGTATCTTTCTGTAAATAATGAACAAACTATTTTTTATAATAAAAAAAGATCCGGTATTCAATTACAAACAATAAGTGGTGGAGTTACTAATGAAAATTATATAGATGAATGGTTGGAAGAATATGATTCATTCGTTGCAAAAAAATTTGATACTTATCTACTCAATGTTCAACATCCCCATTCTGTAATTGGAACGACCAATTGTGATAGAATATCTTTGCAATTTTCATTTAAAAAAACACCATTTGAGACTATTGTAAACTTAATCGATTAAATATGTTTAGAAAATTAAATTTAGTTATTGATGATTCTATCAAAACAAAAATAAATTATTTAAAAAAATTTATTAATAAAGGTAATGTGCTTTATAGAGATGACACTGTTAATTTTCATTTTAAACAGTATCCCGATGGAACAGACGAGAAAAAACTATTTGACCAGTACATAGACAAATATACAATATATAAGCAAGTTGATTTTCCACTAAAAAATATAATTGATATATTGCCTACAGATTTTCTTCAAAAAGAAGTTCCCAAGATTCATTGGCAATTGTTTGATGGAGGAAGTTTAGTTCCTCCTCATATTGATAAAGGAAGAATAAGTGCAATAAACATTTATGTTGAAACTAATCATGAAAAGACTATAGTCTATAACAAATTAAGAAATGGCTGTAGACTCGAGACTATAAATGGTATCACTACTAATGAAAGTTTTATTCCTGAATGGTTAGAACAAACTGGTTCATTTGAATCAAATGATTGGGATGTATATTTGCTTGATGTTAGTTCTCCTCATGCTGTCATAAATATGTCTAAGAAACAAAGAATATCCATAAGCTTTAGCTTCTATAGAACTTCTTTTGAAGAATTGGATTCAAAATGTTTAAAAAATTGAATTTTAAATTTAATGATGATGTAATAAGAAAATGTAAATCTTTACTAAAAACAATCGATTTTTGTAAGCCCGTTTTAGAATTTGATAAACTTTTAGGTGAAAAAGACTATATAACCGAAGAAAATAAAGAATGCATGAATTATTACATGGATAGAAGATGTAATTATATTCTAAAAGATTTTCCATATAAAGCTATCATAAATCATCTTCCCCAAAAAATACTTGATGTAGAAATTCCAGAAGTAAGATGGTTGATGTTTGATAAAGGAGAGCTGTGTCGTGGATATCAAGCTCCTCCGCATAAAGATGATCCAGATTTTAGAAAATGTAATTTAAATTTTTATATTCAAGTAAATGATGAAGAAACTATTTTTTATAACGCAAAAAGACCTGGTGTTTGGGGTTACAGCGGCGAGATGTATATGCCAGAATGGTTAGAAAAATATGATTCATTTGTGGCTAAAGCTGAAGATAACTATTTGCTTGACGTATTGCAAATACATTCTATAGAAAACATATTTAAACCTAGAATTTTAATTTCTTTTAATTTTATGAGTCCATACAGTGAGCTTGTTAAATTAATTGATTGAGGTGATTTATGAAGATTACAAAGATCCCAGGATTAGGACGATTTGGAAATTATGTTGATGACGTTGATCTTAACACGATTACAGATGAGCAGTGGTACGATATCGGTCAATTGCATCTTAAAGGATTAGTTACAATCATTCGAGGTAATGATATAAATCATCATCATTATAATGAATTGATTGAAAAATGGGGAGGAAGCCGATTCAATCGTCCTATCTATTTTTATCAAAAATATGGTAAACCGCTAAAGCAACTCATACTAAATCGTGAATTAGATGAAGCTGATGCTCTAGTTATAAACAGCGGTCGACGCTGGCAAGTCGATAAGCGGTATTTAGGAATGATTCGTGTTACGCCAAAGAAGAATGATCGTGGGCAAACTTTAGGTATATTCGGTGATGGTGAACTCCTATGGCACTCCAACGAACCAGGCGATCCGGCATTTACACCCGGTGTTTCATTGATGGGATGGGAAAACATGATTGGCAGTTGTACTGGGTTCTGTACAACTGTTGATTGGTATGAAGAACAAACTGAAGCATTTAGAAGTGAACTCGATGAACTTGTTATGGTTCATAACTATGATAACTATGTGATGGGTAATTCTTTTGTTCCTGAGCAAGATGACTTCATGAAGAAAGCGTCATGTCCAGAAGATAACAGCAAAATACCATTGGTTATAAAAAGTCCAGGAGGAATCAAAGGATTACACTTCTCTTGTACGTCAGACTACTTTGATGGAATGACTAAAGAAGAAAGTAAACGATTGATTGATATTATTAAGAAAGGAATCTTTCATGAAAAATACATATATAAACATTGGTACAAGCATGATAAAGATCTTTTAATTTTTGATAATTCAATCACTTTACATAATCGTGAAATTGAAAATGATGGACATATGCCAAATCGCGTAGCTTATCGGATTCAGTTTGATTATGATAATTTAACAAGAGGAGTATATCTTCCATTCTTTCAAGATGAATATAATCAAAAGAAGCTTCATAGACTGGATCTTTTAAAGAAAGCTATGGAAGGAATGGAAAAGGGCTACGGTAAGCAAAGTGTATAGAGCAACTGAGTGTTTAGCGTGTGGTTCATCTGATCTTTTAATTAGGCCTGGTTTCTTATCAAGAATAATCGTATGGAGAACTACTGGTACTGATTTTGGAGAAGATATTCAAAATAATGTTATGATTTGTTCTAAGTGTACGTTTGAGTTTAGTGAATTTAGATTGTCAAATGATGAAGAAATAAAATATTACACAGATTATCGCAGCGCAATGTACGATCAACAAAGAAAGATTTGTACTCCATTTTATGAAAATTTAAAAACAATATTTGAACAACCTTGGTATATAGAGACAAGAAAAAAAGCTGTTAGCGATTTAGTTAGTAAGTTTGTAGATCCTCTTAAGATTAATAGCTTGTTAGATTATGGTGGAGATACCGGCTGTTTAATTCCAGATGTTTTTAAAACAGCAAAAAAATATGTTTATGACTTAAGCAATAGATCATTAATCAATGATGTGTATTTGTATAATTTAGAAGACAAGTTTAAATTTGATTTGGTTATATGTTCTCATGTGCTAGAACACAAATCAAACCCGTCTGATTTGATAACGCAGCTAAAAGAATTAATGAATGAATCAGGATTACTCTATCTTGAAGTGCCATATAAAGAAGTTTATCCTATTCCACCAAATACATTTGATGAACATTTGAATGAATGGAATGAAAAATCATTGAAGAAATTTCTACAAAGACACAATATAAATATACTAAAGATGGGTTTATATGATATTGCAAATGGATCTGTAGCCCTTAAAGTATTGTGTAAATTAAATGGTGGTGTATCATGAAAACTACAAAGATTCCCGGATTAGGTAGGTTTGGTGTTTTTATAGATGATCTTGATTTAGATCATGTTTCAGATGAAGAATGGACAGAAATAGGAAAAATTCATTTAGAAACTCTCGTTACTATACTTCGTAATGTAAAATTAACTACGGCTAAGCATTATGAAAATTTAGTGCGTAAGTGGGGGCCGCCAAGACACAACCGTCCATTACATTTCTATGAAAAATATGGTGGCAAGAAGATTAAAGATCTATTTTTCAACAATGAACTCGATGAAGATGATCGAGGAATAGTTCTTGGTTCAAGAGATTGGTTAGTAGATAAGCACCTCAACATTTCACGAGTTACTGCTCGTAAGAATGAAAAAGGTAAGTCTTTGGGTTTATTTGATGACGGTGAACTAAAATGGCATAGCAATGAGTGTGCAGACGTCCTCTTTACTCCTGGAGTAGCATTGCTAGGTCGAGAGTCAATGATAGATTCTTGTACTGGATTCGTCACTACAGTTGATTGGTATGAGGAGCAAACGGAATCATTTAGGTCTGAATTGGATCAGATGATTGTAGTTCATAATTATGAACCCGGCAGAATCAATCCTGTTTACAATGAAAAACAAGAAGCGTTTTATCGTGATAATTCCTGTCCATATCCAAATGCAAGACTACCAATTGTTATTAAAAGTCCTGCGGGCATAAAGGGAGTTCACTTAGGTATCAATACGTTTGATCGTATTGAAGGGATGACAAAAGAAGAATCAGATAAACTATTCAAGTATATAGAAGATACAATGTTCGTAGACAAGTACATCTATAAGCATTGGTATCAGCAAGACAATGATTTACTCTTATTTGATAATTCAATTACTCTTCATAATCGAGAAATCAAGAACAACGGAACTTCTCCTAATCGTTTGGCATGGAGAACACAATTTGATTATGATAATTTAGTTGGAACATATCAACCGTATTATCAGCAAGAATTTAATGATCTTAGAAATCAAAAAATGGAACTGTACTTAAAAGCTATAGGATGATATATGATCAAAAAAACTAAATTTAAAATAGAAAAAATTAATTTGCAACAAGGACTATGCACAGTAAGACATATCAATCCGTATGGTCCAGTTGAATCTGAAGAGATTAGTATAGAAGACGCAGCTAAACAAGACAATCCAAATCATGACATATTAGCTACGTTCAATATTCCACTACAAAACTATGAATTTATTTCATCTGAAATGCTCATAGATTACATTGCAAAAAACTATCCAAGCACAGCATTTGAAGATTACTTGATTATGAAGCTAGCAGATAAAAGAGAAGATCTTTATACACTAGTTGGTGAAACATTTGAGAAAGATGTAGAAGTTCCAGAAGAAATTTCTCTTGGTGGATTGCTTATGACACAGTTTGATGAAGGCGCAGGAATAGAAATTTCTACGTTATAGCATGAAAATAATTCCTACAATTTATAGATCGTCTTTTAAAGAAAACAAAACACTCTTCATGCATCATATGGAATATCTTCCTAGGTGCTGTGGTACATATATCAGTAAGGGATCATTCAAAGCTTTTTGTAAGTCTGATGATTATTACGAAGAGTTTATTTTTAAAGAAAAAACTGTGATGATTCCAGGTTTCTACAAACCACATGGTGTTAAGTATTTTATTCCTTTAAATGAAAGGCATTACGTTGAATCATGCAAATCAGGATGGAATCTGACTGCGCTAGAAGATGATTCATCTTTAAATTGTATTTTTTATCCTTTAGGAGATAAGCCTAGAAATGAGCTAGTAAAATACACAGTAGTTCCAGGCACAAATGATAAAACATGGGATCATACACTTATCAGGGTGCCATCGGAAACAACATTGATGCTTTCCGATGCCTATACTATAGACACACAGACACAGATCTTTTTCCCCAAAGACTATTACTTAGTAGTTGTTTCAGGAAGAATAAATATCAATGGCGTTGATAAACTAAAGAAATCTTGGACAATATCATCTAAAGATCAATTGATAGATATAGAAAATACATCCAATAAACAATCTTTAATATTTTTATTGCGATAGCTATATTATACACATTTTATAAATTATGAACATACTTTGGAGACAGTAAATATGGAAACTGTGAAAAGAACAATTGCTAGAACAATTAGTTATAGATTAACAGCATTTGTTATGACAATCATTTGGACATGGCTATTTACTCATGATTTAGGAAAAAGTACTATTTTTAGTGCCATTTTACATATGCTGTTGAGTATTGATTACTACATTCATGAACGCATTTGGTTGAAGATTAAGTGGGGGAAGATTATAAATACCAGTAAATAAAAACAACCAGAGTTGTATTATAAATGGCAACGAAAGCAAATCTAGTCGTAGATCAAGGTACAACTTTTACAACAACTATCACGGTAACCGATGATGAAGGTGATGCTCTAGACTTAACTGGTTATACTGGATCTGCTCAAATACGTAAACACTATACATCATCCAATTCAGTGTCTTTTGATGTAACAGTCAATGAATCTACAGGTGAAGTTACTCTAGCTTTAACTGCAAACGCTACATCAAACTTAGTAGCCGGCCGCTATGTTTATGATTGCGAATTAAATAGTTCTGGAACCATCTCAAGAATCCTAGAAGGAATAGTCACAGTAACACCACAGGTCACTAGATAGTGAAAGCGACTATACCACAAGTTACACGGCAAAGTGTAAAAGTAACTAATTTAGGCGGAACACTTACTTCGTCTTCGCCTATCACATTAAAGAACCAGATAGTTGAGATAACTTCCATTGAGAACATAGCAGATGTATCTGAAATCAATGTGACAGATGGAGCTACATTAATATATAACTCTTCAACAGATAAATACGAGATAAAACCGTTAAACTTTGATGATTTAAGTGGTGACATAGACGGCGGAACATTCTAAAAGGAAATTCTATGGCTAACTTAATCCAGATAAAACGTAGCGACACAACTGCTACTCCTACCTCGCTAGCCAATGGCGAACTTGCATTCTCAGGTTCAAGTAACGTACTCTTCATTGGTATCAAAGATGTAGTGGTTCCAATCGCTGGTGGTAGGTCACCAGGAACATTGGTTGCAAACCAAGCAATCGTTGTAAACGCATCTTCTTTGGTCGACACGATCAAAGTTGGTAACACAGTTTCAAACGTAACCACTAATACTAGCGGTGTATATCTAGCAAACAGTACTTCCAATACACGACTAACGATTCCTTCTACTGCAGAATGGACTTCTGGTAGTTACTGGTTAAACGCTAACGGACAGTGGAGCACGATTCCCGCAGCGGCTACGTCTTTAGACGGTCTAAATGATGTAACCATCACCAGTGTTGCGAACAACGATCTTCTTGTATATAACAACACAACTTCTCAATGGATAAACAAAGCAGCTGGTAACGGATTCGCTTTTAGTTCACAGGCTCCATACGTTTTAGCTAATAACGGTATCATAGCAAATACGACTGGTATCTGGGTAGACGCAGCGAATGGTATCATTGTAACATCGGATGGTGTCAATGTTTTAGCTGGTAACAACCAACTTGTATCAAACACAACTGGTCTTTGGATCTCAGGAGTCACCTCTTCTCAGATAACTGGTGATATTGCATTAGGAACACAAACATCTGGAGACTACGTTGCTAGCATCACAGCCGGCAATGGTTTGACCGGAACAGCAACAGGTGAAGGATCAACTCCTACTCTAGCAGTTGGTGCAGGTAATGGTATCACCGTAAATGCAGACGACATTACGGTCGATGCGGCTAACGGTATCATTGTAACTGCTGACGGTGTTAATGTTCAAGGTGGAACAGGTGTAACTGTTAATGCTACCGGTGTTCATATTGGTCAAGCAATTGGAACTGGATCTTCAGTAACTTTCCAAGACCTTACAGTCAACGGTAACACAGCTCTAGGTTCAGACACAGCAGATCGTGTCTCCATCAACGGTTATGTCAACACAGCAATCGTACCAGAAGCAAACAACACTCGTGATCTAGGCACAAATGGCTTAAGATGGAACAATACATACAGTAGAAACTTTTTTGGTAACACCATTACCATTGAAGCTGACGCTACAATCTCTGGTAACCTATATGTCTATGGCGATCTAGTTACTCTTAACGTAGCTAGCCTTTCAATTGAAGACCCACTAATTGAATTAGCAAGAAACAATAATTCAACTGACACGTTAGATATTGGCTTCTTTGGGCACTACAACGCCGGCGGCGGTGATTCTGAACATGCAGGCTTGTTCAGAGACGCGTCTGATAACAAGTTTAAGTTTTTTACAGGGCTAACCATATCTCCAACTACAACAGTAGATACAGGAGGAACAGGGTATGCTCAAGGAACTTTGGTTGCATACCTAGAATCAGGCGGGTTAGTTACAAACGCTACTCACGTAGCCCTTACGGCTAATTCTACTGTCAATGTATCAATCACAGCAAACAATTTAACGCTTAGCAGCCCATTGGTTGGCACCTCCGGCGGTACGGGCTTAGCTTCTTATACAGCTGAAGACATACTCGTAGCAAATAGCTCAAATGGGTTTAGAAAGCTTGCCGTTGGAGCTGAAGGATTTGTGTTACAAGTCACAAGTGGCGTAGTTACATATGGATCTCTTGATGGAGGAACTTTCTAAACATGAATGATGTTGAATTTGTAAATGCATATATTGTTAAGTTGAAAGCAACGATAGATGATCTCTTAAATAAAAATATTATATTGGAGACGCGTCTGTCGTTGCTTGAACCTAAAGTTGCACAGTATCAAGCTGAAATAGCAGCTTTACAACAAAAAATAAATACTAAAGAGAAAAAAGAAAAGAAAATAGAAGAGTCAACGTTTTAAATTACATCCCTTGGTATATACCAAGTAAAAGGGAAGGCACATGCCAAACAAGATTCAAATCAAGCGTACGACAGTCACAGGTCGTACTCCGAATACCACCAATTCTGGTAATTCTCAGTTCATAGATACAGGTGAACTCGCCCTCAATCTTACCGATGGTAAGATGTTTTCTTCTAATGGAACTGCTTACTTTGAAGTCGGATCCAACCTAAATTCAATAGCAGTCGGCGGAACATTTACCGCTAATTCAACGCTTGTAAATGCAGCAGCTCTTAACGTTGTTAATCGAACAAACACAGCTACACTATACGTAACCACATCTGCGAATGTTGGTACTGCAGCAGTTATTAATTCTACTAGTTTTACACATACTGGTAGAATTAACGCCAATTCAGGTATAAAAATAGGAAGTGGTTATTCACAATATGAAACTATTGTAGCGTTTGGTTCTGATGTGGCAGGAACTTGGAGAAAAATTGCAGAAGTATCTTTAGTAAGTGCACAATATTCAACAGCTGCATTTAAAGTAGATATTATAGATCCTAACGTTAACCATGGAGACCAATCTAATTCCTGGAAACCAGATATTCTTACTTATTATGTTTCTTGTGTTCGGCAAAATGATGTTGTTACTGATACACCTGATCAATGTTATGTAAGAGGGCCAGCTAATCATATAAGGGCCGTCAAAACTAGCACAGGAAACTATGAAATACAAATTGCAAATGAAGCAATAAATCGAGATTATTTTGTTAAAATACAATGTTATGTTGAGAATGCAAACGATAATGGAGGAATAACTTTTTTCAACGGATCAACTGCTGGATCTACAGGAACAGCACAGTACGATGCAGTTGTTGGTTCATCTATAAATTTCTTCGAATCAATAAACATAGGTAACTCAAGTGTAAGAATTTTTGCTAATTCTACAACTATTAATGTTGGCACTATATTTTCCGTTAACTCTTCTACATTGGTTGTAAACAGTACTAGTGCTGTTGGAACATTAATAAAAGTTTCTCATACATCAACTGGTAATATTCTAGTAATAGAAGATGAAAGTTCTGAAACCTCTCCTTTGGTTATAGACGCATCTGGTTACGTAGTACTAGGATCTAATACCGCACCAGCTGTTGGAACAGTAGGAACTAGTAGAATAACAGCAGCAGGTGCAGCTGCTGATTTAGCATCCATTGGTATATTTAGAAACGATGAAACTGCTGGCCCAGCTGCTTTAACTTTTGGAAAAACACGCGTTACTACTAGTAATTTAGCTATAAACGATGTAGTAGGAAGAATTGAAGCAGCAGGCAACGATGGTACTGATAACAGAACGCCTTTATCAAGAATTGAATTTGTTGTAGATGGCGCTACAAGCCTAGATGATATGCCTGGTAGAATTGTGCTTTCTACAACAGCAGACGGTGCATCTGCTGTTACTGAAAGAATGAGACTTGATAGCACTGGTCTAACAACAGTAAATACTAATTTGTATGTAGTCTCTAGTGCTAACGTTGCATCAGCATTCTTAGCCAACTCTACCGGTGCGTATCATACTGGCACCATGAATGCAGCTAGTCATACTGTTGGAACTAATTTCACATCAAATAGTTCTCAAATGGTTTTAAACGCACCAAGTTATACTGTTTCTTTTTCTAATACAAATGGATCAGCTACTAACTACATAACTTGGAGTACTTCATTACAACAAGCTGTTCCTTCTGTTACGACTAGAAGTCTTGGAACAAAGCTAATATTCTATGATGGTCTTTCTGGATCAACTACAGATTGGGCATATGGTTTAGCTGGTAGTGAAATGTGGGCTTCAGTAGGTACTACTACTGGTACATTCAGGTGGTATGCAGTCACTACTGCGTTCATGACAAGCAACACCTCGTTCTTAAACCACACTGCTCAAGTAAGAGTAGGTGGTGGTGTTGGTACAACCAATGGCGTTGCTATCACGAATACAAGCATCACCGTAGGTAATACTGTAACCAATTCGTTCATGACTCCTAGTACTTTGCAAATAGGATCGTCGATTACAGCAAACGCAACTAGTGCAAACTTGTTAGTTAACACAGCAATATCTGCTATCATCGCCAACGGTTCGATAGGAACATCAGGGCAAGTATTAACATCAAACTCAACTGGTATATATTGGAGTACGGTGAGCGGTGGAGGTGGTGGATCTGTTACCAAATATTCGGCTAATATTGGCAATGGTTCTGCTACTTCTATAACAGTAAATCATAATTTAAATAGTGACAATGTGTTTGTAACTGTTATAGAAAACTCTACTGGTTATTATGTCTATCCAGATATCAAATATAGTACCAGTAATTCTACTATATTTGAATTTGTAGATGCTCCTACCACTAATCAATATAAAGTAATAGTTCTCTAAATAACATGCCTATCAACAGCATATCACCCACATGGGTGTCTGAAGTAAAAACTAAAGCGTGGGGCGATTTACCTACCGCAGACAACAGCACGATTAGCTCTACTTTATCTGCTTGGAAAGGCTTTAGATCTTTATTACAAAAAAGCACTACGGCAGGTCGACCATTTACTACTGATATCGTTAGCACTTATAGTCTTATCTACACAACCGATACTAATTATGCTGGAGGTGTCTTAGATGTTAATGGTGACATACATTTTATTCCTCAAAATGCAATTAGAGGACAAAAAGTTAGTCCTTCGGGAACTGTATCCACTTATTCACTAGTATATACAACAAGTTCTGCATATTTTGGTGGTGTTCTTGCGCCTAATGGTGATATACATTTTATCCCATATGTTGCAAGCATAGGCCAAAAAGTAAATGCATCTGGAACAGTATCTACTTATACATTAGTTTATACAACAGATTCAGGAGCATATCGAGGCGGCGTTCTTGCTCCTAATGGTGATATACATTTTGTTCCAGAAAATGCGAATATAGGTCAAAAAATAAATGCATCTGGAACTGTATCCACTTATTCACTAGTATATACTACAGGTGCTGCATATTTTGGTGGAGTTCTTGCGCCTAATGGTGATATACACTTTGTTCCATGCTTTGCTAATGTTGGACAAAAAATTGATTCATCCGGCACTGTATCCACTTACAGTTTAGCATACACGATAGATAATGCTTACAGCGGCGGTGTACTAGCTCCTAATGGGGACATACATTTTATTCCATTTTCTGCTGTCGTTGGACAAAAGATTAATATCAATGGCGTCGTGTCTACTTATAGTTTATTATATACAACAAATCTAGGAGCATATAATGGTGGCGTTCTTGCTCCTAATGGTGATATACATTTTGTCCCTCACAATGCACTGATAGGACAAAAAATTAATGCAAATGGAAATATATCAACATATTCATTAGTTTACACAGCTGCTGGTTCAACGTTATATGCAGGAGGAGTTTTAAATAATTTGGGCGAAATACATTTTATTCCTTATTTCGAAGCCCGAGGTCAAAAAATATCAACTCTTCCTGTGATACCGTTCGATTCTTCGACATGCCAGTCTCCTTGGCTAAATAAGTTTTAGGAGAAACCTATGGCAGAAACTTGGATTATCTCACCAAACTGGGTTCAAGATGTACTAGAAACACAATATGGAGCACTTCCATCTGTTCCTTATACTCCTTCTGAAGAGACAAAAGATAATTTATTACAGCATATTGACAGAAGTGTTCAGGGAGGAAAACTATTCACTACTGATATAGTTTCTACATATTCATTAGTGTATACTGTAACTGGTGCTTATATTGGTGGAATTATTGCTCCTAATGGAGATATACATTTTATTCCAGCAGCCGCAAATAGAGGACAAAAAATAAATTCGTCTGGTATCGTATCTACTTATTCATTAGTTTATACTTTAAGTTATGCTTATCGTGGTGGTGTTCTTGCATCCAATGGAGATATACATTTTGTTCCTTTATTCGCAAACCGTGGACAAAAAATAAATTCATCTGGTGTCGTATCGACATATACGTTAGTTTATACTGCAAGTGATGCTCATTCTGGTGGCGTTCTTGCACCCAATGGTGATGTACATTTTATTCCTTTGAATGGAATTAAAGGACAAAAAATAGATTCATCTGGTACTGTATCAACATATTCATTAGTGTATACTGCAACTAACGCTTATGTTGGCGGTGTTCTATCACCTAATGGTGATATACATTTTGTTCCTTATAGAGCAATTGTAGGACAAAAAGTTGATACCAATGGAACTGTATCAACATATAGTTTAGTATATACTATTACTAATGCTTACCAAGGTGGTGTTCTAGCACCCAATGGTGATGTGCATTTTGTCCCAGCAAGTGCAACAATTGGACAGAAAATTGATATCAATGGAGTTGTATCGACGTATAGTTTAGTTTACACAGCAAGTGGTGCTTATGTTGGCGGTGTATTAGCACCTAATGGTGATATACACTTTGTTCCTAATAATGCAAATAGAGGCCAAAAAATAAGTGCATCTGGAATAGTATCTACTTATTCATTAGTATATACTCGCACCTCTGCATATCAAGGTGGAATTCTAGCACCTAATGGTGATATACATTTTATTCCAGAAGTAGCAAATAGAGGACAAAAATTAACAACCAATTCCGCCATACCTTTTGGAATAGGCATGTGTGCTTCTCAATATTTAAATAAATTTTAAAATATGTCAACAAGAAAAATATCTCCAAAATTCATAACAGAAGTTCATGATACTGTAAGATGGACTCTTCCTACATCTGACAATAACAATATTGATTCTGCTTTAGTTGCTTGGACAGAAATGAAGAAAATGTTAAGTGAATCGGTGCAAGGTGGAAAGCTATTTACTACTGATATTTCATTAACATATAGCTTAATATATACAGCTACATTTGCTTATACTGGTGGCGTCTTAGCTCCTAATGGTGATCTACATTTTATTCCATACAACGCAAACAGAGGTCAAAAGATAAGTGCTTCTGGAACAGTATCCACTTACACTTTAGTTCATACAGCAAGCGCAGCTTATAATGGTGGTGTACTAGCTCCTAATGGTGATATACATTTTGTTCCAAGAAGTGCTGTTGTGGGACAAAAAATAAATGCTTCTGGTGTCGTATCAACTTATAGTTTAGTATATACAGTAAGCACTGCTTACGCTGGTGGTGTACTAGCTCCTAATGGCGACATACATTTTGTACCACTTAGTGCAACTATAGGACAAAAGATAAATTCTAGTGGAGTAGTAAGTACATATACTTTAGTGTATACAGCCGCCACCGCTTATAACGGTGGTGTTCTAGCCCCTAATGGTGATATTCATTTTATTCCGCTTGCTGCAAACATAGGACAAAAAATAAGTGCATCTGGAGTCGTATCAACATATAGTTTGGTGTATACCGTTAGTAGCGCATATAGTGGTGGTGTGTTAGCTCCTAATGGAGATATACATTTTGTTCCTACTGCTGCTATTGTAGGACAAAAAATAGATATTAATGGAACTGTATCCACTTATTCATTGGTGTATACAGCAAGCTCAGCTTATAATGGTGGTGTACTAGCTCCTAATGGTGATATACATTTTGTTCCAAGAAGTGCTGTTGTGGGACAAAAAATAAATGCTTCTGGTGTCGTATCAACTTATAGTTTAGTATATACAGCAACTCAAGCATATAACGGTGGTGTTCTAGCCCCTAATGGTGATATACATTTTGTTCCTATTTCTGGGAATAGAGGACAAAGATTATCAAGTTTCAGCGGAGTAAATTTTAGTCAAGCAGTTTGTATGAGTTCGTTTTTAAATAAATATTAATTGAGAGGTTTTTATGTATAGTCGTGATAAAATCATTAAGACATTGAGAGATATTACAGCAGAAGTGACTGATGTAAAACCATACGTTATCATAGCACAACCCAGAAGATCCAAGAAAGAAACCCCAGCACAATATTTTGAATTATCCAAAGGCGCCGCTTCTGTCGATTTATCTGGTTATTCTTATAATTTTGTTGACATTGAAGGTGAAAAGGTTGATGTAGCCAGAAATTATTTGATGGACGTTTGTTTAGAAAGCGGCGCCAAATATATGTTATTCGTGGGAGAAGACACTGTACTTCCTTGGTACGGATTCGCTAAACTCCATGAAACGGCTGAGGCTAATCCAGGTTCAATTGTTGTCGGCGTCTATTATTTCAAATTTAGTAATCCCATGATTATCGTGAAGGATAAAGACAACATCGCAAGACCTGCAAATGTCGATCCTGGTCAGGTATTTGAAACCTGGCAAACAGGAATGGATTGTATGTTGATTCCTATAGAAGCACTCAGAAAACTTAAAGAAGAAGATCCTGAACTTCCATTCTGTTGCATAGGATACGGAATAGAAGATTTACCCTTTATTGGTGAAGACAATTTCTTTCAATATAGAACAAGAAAAAATGGAATCAAAACTTTAGTCAATACGGATGTTCAATGTCTTCATGTCGATTTAGCTTCTGGTAAGTACACGGCTCATCCAAGTGTAAATCTCGATGACTACATTACAGCCATAGATATCACCGGCCCATTGACACCAAAAGATAGAAAGGGTGTAGACAGAAGATGGGTAGAAAGATTACCGGAAGGATCAAATAATTTTAAGACTTTAATTAAAAATCAAAAGAATCCTAAATTATATTTCAATATTTCTGAACAGAAAAAACAAGACTATATCTGTGTAAATATTTTTGCCGAACAAATAGACTTTGAAGAACTTAAGATAGATGATAATACGGTCGATGAGATCTTTATTTCTCATTCATTGAATTATATCCCTCTGAATAAAAATATGGCTGCTATCTCTGAATTAAAAAGAATCTTAAAACCAGGTGGAAAGATTATATTTGAAGAATTAGATTTAGAAAAAATGTGTTCTGATTTTGTAAACAGTAGACCAGAAGACAAGAATTTCTTAACTATGTGTCTTTTCAATAATTTTTCTTCTTCTAAATTCAATAAGATTGAACACGCATATTATCCTGATAGATTAAGACAAATATTAAATGATGTAGGATTTAAAGATATACAACAAACAGATTGTCAAGACTTCTATAGACCTGGTCCTTCTTTTAGATTTGAGGCTTTGAAGTAATGGATATCTTTATAATTAATCGTGATCTAGTAACATGGCCGAAAGCCATGGTGAATAAAATTAAACAAATGAAAGGTATAGATAGAATATTCGTTGTAGATAATGATTCTTCATATGTTCCTTGCCTAGATTGGTATGAATCCGATAAAGATATTCAAGTAATCAAATTAAATCAAAATGTTGGTCATAGATGTGTTTGGGAACTCAATATACCAAGTCAATTTGATTCGGATAAATATATAGTAACTGATCCAGATTTGGATCTTACTGACTTACCAATTGATACCTGTTTACATTTAAAACAATGTCTTGATGATAGACCCTCATTGACAAAAATAGGAACATCTCTTAGTGTTGACGATGTTCCTGATGATTCTATGTATTTTGTTTCTCAATGGGAAAAATTTATATGGAAAATGAAAGCTGATGAGCAAGTAATCTATGCTCCAGTAGATACTACTTTTGCATATTATGATGCATCTAGAGCAAAGGGATATCATATAGGAGGAGCAAGAACTAAACCTCCTTATGTCGTTAAACATATACCTTGGTATTATACCGAAGACATGTTGAGAAAGGATGAAGAATTTTTGTATTATTTGAAAAATGCATCAGCATCATCGTCTCTTAAAATGAATTGTGCTTTGGTGAAAAATATTATAAAAGAATAATTTGGAAGATTATAATGAATGATTTGAGAAATATATTTCACAATGAAATAACATTGTTTAGTGATAAGTGGGATCCTTATTTTGATGTTTATGAAAGGTATTTTCATAAATTTATAGAAAAAGAAATTACTTTAGTGGAAGTAGGTGTGCAAGGCGGCGGTAGTCTTCAAATGTGGAGAAAGTATTTTGGTGATAAAGCTAAAATAATAGGAATTGATATAGATCAAGCCGTTCTTAGACATTCAGATCATTATGACATTAATACAGAACTACGAATTGGTGATCAATCTTCTGAAGAATTTTGGAATAGTTTTTTAAAAACGATTCCTAATATAGATGTTTTTATCGATGATGGCAGTCATAAGATGAAAGATCAAGTTGTAACATTTGAAAATGTATTTCCATCTTTGAGCTTAGGAGGAATATACATTTGTGAAGACACTCATACAAGTTATTGGAATGAATGTGATGGTGCAATTTATTCTTACAACACTTTTGTAGAATATTCAAAAAGACTTGTGGAAGTGATAAATTATCAACATGTTAGAAGGCATGAATTGGTGAATAATAAATTATTAAAGATTTGTGATGATTTAACTTCAATTCATTTTTATGACAGCATGATTGTTTTTATTAAGGATGGTAAAAAAGAATTTAAAAATGTTCATGCAAATAATAAATTGAGAAATAATATCTTTAGTTAGGAGAAGATATAATGTCATTTACAGTAGAAATTGCTGGAGTTCAAGCACAACCATCTCCAGAGACAAGAAACCTAGTATATTTAAAGGTATACTATGATCAAGAAGTATATTCTTGGTCAATATATATTTCTCCAGCAGAAGATATGGAAACTTATGTTCAGGCAAACGCCGAACGAATCAAGAAAGATATTGATCTAAAAGAATTAGAATGGCAAAATCTTGATCCTAAAACCAGAACAATTACAGATATAGATGGTAATCAAATAACAGTAGATATTTCAAAAGATGAAATAGTTAAACCTGATGTGCCAGATTACTATGCCAAAAGAAGGGTTGAATACCCAGATGTTACAGAACAATTCGATTCATTTTGGAAAGGAATTGGGTCAACTGAATATCTGGACATGCAACAAAAGATATTAGAAGTTAAAAACAAATATCCCAAAATTCTAATTGATTCTGATTTAGCAGATCTAAAGGTGTCCAAGCTACAATATATAACAATCATGAGAAACGCAGCGTTGGCTAGCCTATACACCGATTGGAATAATGATAGATGGGATGCAGATGAAGGCACATCTACTAGAATAGCCAATGTTTTGACCATGATTGAACAGGCAAATGCTTCTGGAATACCTACACCTCAGGCTATTCCTTGGAGAACATATGATAATCAAGACAGATACTTGACTGTTCCAGAAATGATTCAATTGGGTGCAGCCATTTTTTCTGCCCAACAAGTTGTTTGGAATAAACAAGCTACTTTGAAAAATGAAATAACTTCTGCTAGTACTATTGACGAAGTAAATTCTATAGTCTGGTAAAAAGATAAATAGCTATAAATGCAAATTGGAGTAATTTATGGCTGTCCCAACTACTAGAGCCACGTTTAAAGAATACTGCCTTCGTCGATTAGGAAAACCTGTAATAGAGATTAACGTAGACGATGATCAGGTAGAAGATCGCATAGACGATGCTTTACGCTATTACTGGGACTATCACTTTGATGGTAGTGAGAAGATCTACTACAAGCATGCAGTGACATCACAAGATCAAGAAAACAAGTACATAACTCTACCAGAAAATATCATCGGTGCAGTTAGCATATTCTCAATAGCAGATCCTTCCATTCGTTCAGACGATCTTTTCAACATTAGATATCAGATCGCTTTGAACGACTTATACACTCTTACTTCAGTCTCAATGGTGCCATACTATATGGTCATGCAGAACTTAGCCCTCATAGCTGAGTTCTTAGTGGGTAAACAGCCCATTCGCTACAATCGACACATGAATAAGCTCTATGTTGACATGGATTGGTACAGCATTAGTGTAGGAGAATACTTACTAGTTGAAGCGTATGAAGTAGTAGATCCCGAAGTTTACGTTGACGTATGGAAAGATCAGTGGCTCATGAGATACGCTACTGCATTGATAAAGCGTCAATGGGGATCTAATTTAACTAAGTTCACCGGAATGCAATTACCGGGCGGAGTACAGTTCAATGGTGAAAAGATCTACAATGATTCTATTCAAGAAATAGAAAAGTTAGAAGCGGAGATGATAAACTCATATTCACTTCCCGTTCTTGATCTCATAGGCTGAGCTGATGCCTACTAACGTCTTCTTCAATAATTTTCAAGCCAGTCAAGAGCAACTCTTGATTGAAGACCTTGTTATTGAGTCCATAAAAATTTACGGACATGATGTATATTATTGTCCTAGAACGTTGGTGAATAAAGACGAGATATATGGTGAAGACAGTATATCTAAGTATAACACTCAGTACATGGTTGAGATGTACATAAAGAACGTCATGGGCTTCCAGGGTGAAGGTGACTTCATGTCAAAGTTTAACCTTCAGATTCGTGATCAGATGACCTTGACGATTGCAAGAAGAACGTTCTTTGATGAGATAGGAAACGTCGAGAGTATAGATCGTCCTCAAGAAGGAGATCTAATTTACTTTCCATTGAATAAGAAGATCTTCATAGTCAAGTTCGTAGAGCATGAAGCTATTTTTTATCAGTTAGGTGCGCTACAAACTTATGATCTGCAATGTGAATTGTGGGAATACTCTAATGAAATATTGAACACCGGTATAGAAGATATTGATAAACTGCAAAAACAGTATTCGTTCGATATGTCAGCTTATGGCATCACTACAGAAGATGGATACTTCATCAAAGATGAAGATGGATATGATCTCATTCAAGAACAATACAACTTCTCTACTCAAGTTGGTGATTCATTAGAAGATAATGATGAAATTGAAACTGAAGCTGATAACATATTAGATTTCAGCGAGCGAGATCCTTTCAGCGAAGGGGTGTACTGAGATGTTTTCAACTTTTTATCACGGCACAATCAGAAAATATGTAGTAGTATTTGGCACTCTATTCAATAACATCTACATAAATCGTGTCAATTCCACCGGTGAACAAGTACAAACAATGAAAGTGCCACTTTCATATGGCCCTAAAGATAAATTTTTGGCTAGGCTAGAAAACGATCCTACTTTCAATCGACCGGCTATGGTATTACCAAGAATGGCTTTCGAGATCAGTTCGATGAGCTATGCTTCTGAACGTAAGTTGAATACAGTAAATCGAAACATGAAAGCCGTTGCTGATACGAATAAAGTCTTATATAACTATATGCAAGTTCCGTATGATATAGGGTTTACTCTTTACATAATGGTAAAAAACGCAGACGATGGAACTCGAATTATTGAACAAATACTTCCATACTTTACTCCTGAATGGACCATAACCGCCAATTTGATACCAAACTTAAGTTTGAATGTCGATTTGCCTGTTGTGCTTAATAATGTAGGTATGCAAGATACTTATGAAGGTGACTTTAACAATCGTAGAGCTATCGTATGGACTTTAGATTTTACTATGAAAGCATATTTATTTGGACCAATCAAGAAAACTGGTCTCATCACTCTTGCAAACACGAACTTCATTGTTCCTAACTTAATCACAATCGATCAAGCTATTGGTAATACAAGTGTTACTGCATCTGAAAGAATAACCATAACACCAGGACTAACAGCAGAAGGATTACCAACTGCTAATGCCGAAGCAACGATCGATAGAAACGAAATAATGGCAACCGATAACTATGGTTTTATCATAGACTTTGAAAGCTTTGTATGAAATCAGACAAAATAATATCAGACTCGCTGGACATAGCAGAACCAGAAATACACGCTGAGTATCTTCCGGGTGAAGATCAAACAGATTTTGAGTTTGCTCGTCAAAATATAAAAAATATTCTTGAAAAGGGTAACATTGCTCTTGATCGTATGCTTGAAGTAGCCGATTTATCTCAACACCCTAGAAGTTACGAAGTGGTATCTACTTTGATAAAGTCTTTATCGGATACTAATAAAGATCTATTAGAGCTCGCCGAGAAGAAGAATCGCATTGAGAAAGTAAAATCTCAGACTGAAAACCAAACGATAAATAATAACTTGTATATATCGACTACTGAATTGTTAAAGATGATTAAAGAAAAATGAGTCAAGACCAATATCTTGGAAATCCTCTTCTAAAAAAATCAAATGTAAAGTTCAACTATACAAAAGAGCAGATAGAAGAATATATTAAGTGTGCTGAAGATGTAGAATATTTCATACTAAACTATTGCTATATTGAAACACTAGATCATGGCTTAGTCAAATTCAGTTTGTATGATTGCCAAAAGAAAAAGATAAAAGTCATCAATGAGAATCGTAAAGTCATTATCATGGAGGGACGCCAGCAAGGCAAGACAACCACATCTGTAGCTTATATCTTATGGTACACTTTGTTTCAAGACCATAAAAATGTAGCTATTCTAGCTAACAAGTCTTCGACTGCTCGAGGTATCCTTTCTCGTTATCAGATGATGTATGAGAACTTACCCAAGTGGATGCAGCAGGGCGTAGTCAACTGGAATAAGGGTGACGTTGAACTCGAGAACAGCTCTAGAATCTTTACAGCAGCCACGACTGCTGCCGGTATTCGTTCGCAATCGGTTAACTTGCTGTATATCGACGAAGCGGCAATCATTCCAAACACAGTAGCTGATCAGTTCTTTACGTCAGTTTATCCAGTAGTTTCAGCCGGTCAAACTACTAAGATCATTATAACTTCTACACCGTTGGGATACAATCACTTCTGGAAATTCTGGAACGACGCAACAAATGGTAACAACGACTTTGTTCCATTGTTTATTCCTTATCATGAGATACCTGGAAGAGATGATAAGTGGCTAGAAGAACAAAAGAGACAGCTCGGTGAACTCAAGTTCAACCAAGAAGTCCTATGTAACTTTCTTGGATCATCCCTAACATTGATTAGTGGTGAAGCTATTTCAAAGATGTCGATAACACCACCGATCTACAGCAACAATGAAGGTTTGGACATTTTTGAAAACGTGGATCCGACACACATCTACGTAACGTGTGTCGATACGGCAAAAGGCGTGGGTGGTGACGCTTCAGCATTTTGTGTCATAGACATAACGACGATCCCATATAAGATAGTGGCTAAATTTAAGAGCAACGAAATAAGCCCATTGCTGTTACCTAACATCATTTATCAAGTAAGTAAGACTTACAATGATTCATACGTATTGATAGAACTCAATACAAATGAGCAAGTACCTCACATCTTACACTATGAACTAGAGTACGACAACGTAGTCTGGACCATGAAAGATAAAGGCATGCAGACTGTTTCAGCTGGCTTTAAGAAACAAATGAAGCCTGGTGTTACTATGGATAAAAAAGTGAAGAGGATTGGTTGTCATAACTTGAAATCATTAATAGAAACAGGTAAGTTTTTGATCACGGACGCTGATATAATCTCAGAGTTATCAACATTCATTGAGAAACGTGGTAGCTTTGAAGCCGATGAAGGTTATCATGATGATTTAGTTATGTCACTGGTGTTGTTTGCTTGGCTCATCACCACTAGATATTTCAAAGAAATAAATACAGTGGATCTACGAAAAGCTCTGTATGAAGAAAAGATGCGACAGATTGAAGAAGATATGCTTCCCTTTGGCATTGTTGACAATGGACTTCCTCCCCCAGAAATAGTAGAGACGTCTGAGTTTGATAAATTTTTGTTGAGTATGGATTAAAATCATAAAATTATAAATACTTTAAACATAATTATCTAACCATCTTTTGCCAAAGGGAGATAGAAGATGCCATTCCAAGTAAGTCCCG